TTTAACTATTTAGACGAAATTTTCCAAAGGGTAATGCTTGTAGATCTTTTATCTCTTCAGCAGTTACTTTATAAATGCCTCCAACAACCTCACTAAAGGTGTATTTTCTAGACTCACCCCAATGAAAGTTGACTCCAACAAATCCCCAAGAGAACACACCAGTTACCGCAACCAAAGGATTTTGATCATATCTAATGCCAGAGGTTTTAGGATTATATACAAACAAATAGAAGTTTCCCACTTCAGGTGTCCCACCTTCAGAAAGGAGATCCATAATTTCAACCATCAAATCATCGGGATCTTCAATCCCTATCAAATCATCTAATGCTGGAGCGATTCGACTCATCTGATTCCTAATTCGTCCTCTGTCATGACTTTAAATTCAATTAACCTGTCCTTACAAAAGTTATTTGCTGCCTTCCATTTAGCCTGATTACGAGCATATTCATATGCTTCTCGTAAATATCCAGCAGTTTGCCTTTTTGGTTTCTTTGGTGGTTTTAGTTGTTTTTTAGGTTTCACTTCAATAATATATTTTTTTATCTTACCCGTTGCTTCTTTAAGTTTGACATAGAAGTCTGGAAAATATCTATGAACTTTCCCGTCAACCGGTGATAGATATGGTATCGCTATCTCTTCACTTCCCCACTCAAGTATATTTTCATTTAAATCGCAAAACACCATGAATTTTCTCTCCCATAGGGATCGATAAATCACTTTTGTATAATCACCTTTATATTTTTGAGGATATGAGGGTTGATACCTCCCTTTATATGACATAAATACATAAAATAGTCATAAAGGTATTTAGTGTGTCATTAGTACGTAAGATTACAATGAATGATGCCAAAGAAAAATTTGGTAATTTATCACTGAATAATCAATACCAAGTTCACTTTGCAGGGTTCAATACAAATATTGTAAATTATTTAAGAAATAATTTAGGTATCGTTAATGCGGATGATTTTATATCAAGATCAGCTGGTATACTTTGTTTTGATGCATCTTTACCAACAAGTGCGTTAGCGACTGCTGAAGTAAAGGATAATTTTATGGGAGTGCCACAAGAATTTGCACACTCAAGATTATATACGGATATTGATTTTTCATTTTATATTGATAATAATTATACGTTATTACGTATATTTGAAGGTTGGATGGATTATATCACCAGTGGTGCTGAAAATGAAGTTGGAGATTTACAAAAACCATTTTACAGGAGATTAAGATATCCAGATACTTATAAAGTATCTTCAATGTATATCAGTAAGTTTGAGAAAAATTTAGATAACCCTCTTAGTTATCAATTCATTAATGCTTTTCCTAAGGCCATATCTCCGATTCCGGTAACATATGGTGGTGCAGATTTACTCAAAGTATCAGTGAGTTTTAATTATGATCGTTATATTGTGAACCGTAAAAAGACTCAACCTAGCATTCTATCAACCATTTTTGATAACCTATTCAATCAGGGATCTAGTCCTTCTCCATACAATTCTAATTCTCAGTAGACAAATTGTAACAAAAGGTTTATAATACCCTATAAATACAATTACTTGATAACATATTATGCCATTACCTAAGATTAATACGCCAACATATGAGTTGACACTGCCATCAAATAGAAAAAAAGTAAAATATCGCCCCTTTCTTGTTCGTGAGGAGAAGATATTAGTACTTGCTATGGAATCCGGAGATCAGAAACAAATCTCTGACGCTATTGTTGAGATACTCTCTGAGTGTCTTCTTACGAAAAATATTGATGTTAAAAAATTACCAACATTTGATATTGAATATTTGTTCTTACATGTTAGATCAAAATCAGTTGGTGAAACAGTGGAGGTGAATATAACATGTCCAGATGATGGTAAGACCTCTGTTGAGATGGCGATTAATATTGATGATATAAAAGTGAAAAGATCAAAAAATCATGATTCAACAATAAGACTTGATGATCAATACTCAATGAGAATGAAATATCCTTCATTAGATCAATTTATTGAAAATAATTTTGATTTTGAAGAAGGTGATATTGTCAATGTAGCAGAATCACTTAATGTTTTAGCATCATGTATTGATATGGTGTATGATAAAGAGGAGAGTTGGGATGCTAATGAATGCACTCAAGATGAACTTGTTCAGTTTATTGAACAATTAGATACTAAGCAATTTAAAGAGATTGAAAATTTCTTTACAACAATGCCTAAATTATCTCATAAAATGAAGATCAAGAATCCAAATACAGGAGTGGAAAGTGAAGTTGTACTTGAGGGATTAGCAAGTTTTTTCAATTAGGTATGGCTCACCAGAACCTTGAGTCATACTATAAGGTTAATTTTGCTCTCATACAACATCATAAATATTCATTAACTGAAATTGAAAATATGATGCCTTGGGAAAGGGATGTTTATGTAACTCTATTGAAACAATATATTGAAGAAGAAAACTTAAAAGCACAACAAAGTGGCTAAATTACCAAATCCTAATTCAAAGAAGTCTCTTGATGAGACACATATTCAAAGTCTCAAGGAGGCTATGGAAAGTGGTGGTGTGCTTAGAGCTGCAAAAAGAAGAAAACCGAAAATCACAAAAACAAAAATAGGCGATGTTTTTGCGAAGGGAAATAAAAAAACTGTTAAGACTAATGTTGTAAAAAATCCTAAGATTAATAAGTCAAAGGTAATAGAGGAGAAATTACAAACTAATTCAATTAAAATTTCAAAGTTAATTAACGTTGAAAAACTTAGTAAAGAAAATCATAAGAAGTTACATAAAAAGAAAGATGAAGAGATACAAACTAATAAGATCAAGATAACAAAATTAATTAGTGTTAATCAACTTCATAGGGAAAATCATAAAAAGAAGGACGAGGATATAACAAATCTAAAGAAAACTGTTACTGAATTATCTGAGGCAGTTAAGAAAGATCTAGCAGATCGTTTAAAAGATTCTAAAAAGAAAAAAGAGGAAGCAAGAAAAGCAGCAGAAAAAGAAAAACAAGCAGATGAGGAAACTTCCTTAGAGGAAGCAGGAAAAGAAGCTAGTGATAAAGTTCAAACAAAGACAAATAATTTTATCCAACCAATTGGTAATATATTCCAAAAATTACTAAGTGCAGTTGGTGCTATAGGTTTAGGAATTGTTGGTAATGCAGCTTTTAAATTTTTAGGTGATCCTGCAAATTATGAGAAGATAATGAAAGTTTTTGGATTTATACAAAAACACTGGAAGTGGGTAGTTGGTGGACTTGGTGCGATTGCTTTACTCGCCATTGCTGGCCCAATAGTAGCAGTCGTTGCAACGGTTGGATCAATAGTGGCAGCATTTGCTGGTGTTGCAGTTGTTATTGCAAAAATAGCATTAGGAATAGGTCTAATAGTAGCAGCAGTATTTGGTGCAGCAAAATTATTTAATTGGTTAAGAGGTGGTGATGCAGCAGCAGAGGCAAGACAAGCAAATAGAAAAGAATTAGATGCTGCTGGAATTAAAAGAACTAGAAATAAATTTGGAAAAGCAGGATTTGATGTGATGAGAGATGGTAAAAAAGTATTTTTAAAATACGAGGAGTTGAATGATGAAGAGAGAGCAGCAGTTGATAAATTTGAAATGGAAGATGAAAGAATAAAGGCAGTAACTAAAGAAAGAAATAAAACATCACAGGAGAGAAAAAAAGCGATAGAAAATGAAAGAAAAGAAAGTGAAGAATATAAAGCGATAATTGCAATGCCTAGAGGTAAGGATAAACGTATAGCGTTGGATACTTTTAAGGCAGAAACAATTAGATTGCAAAATGAATCTGATAAAAAAACAGCAGAAGAGTTTGCCAATAAGATGAAGAGTGAGTCTCTAATTCAAAGGAAAATTGGAGGATCTTTAGGTGCGAATCAAATGGCTCTTGTTGGTGAGGGAGGGCCTGAACTGGTAAAATTTGATACTTCATCATCTGTGGTAAGATCAGAAAAAACACAGGAAACCTTAAGAACATTGTCAGAAGGAGCAAATGATGTGACTGTCATAACTGAAAACCTACCACCGATTACTAGTCCACCACCAGAGGTTAGAACACCATCTGTCCAAGCAACAGATGTTATACCAGTGAATGCTTTTAATAGTATGAATCCTTATATGACGTTAACACCTGAACTTCTGAAGATAACCTAATGCCACTACCAGCAATTCTATCAGTCGGAGCAAAGGCAATAGCAGTCGGAGCAAAAGTCGCTGCAAAAGGTGCTGCTGTTGCTGCAAAAGGTGCTGCAAAAGGTGCTGCAAAAGGTATGAAAGCAGCTGCCAAGGGCACTATGAAGGCAGGAAAAAAGGCTGTTAAGTCAGGGACAAAAAAATTTAAGACTGGTGCAAAAAAAGTACAAAGTGAATTGAAAAAAGGAGGAAAAAAAATAAACAGCCAAAGGAAAAAAACACAGGAGTTTATTAATAAAGCGAAAGAAAATAGAAAAAGAAAAGCAGAAGAAAAAAAATTAGAATCTAAAAAACCAAAGATGAATACGAAAAAATCACCTGTAAAATCAGCAGGTGGTATTTTCAATAAGATAATGGAGTTTGCCACACTAATGTTTGGTGCGATTGTCGTAAAGGCATTACCCGGAATTATTGATGCAATTAAAAAAATAATTGATACAGTCAAACCATTTATACAAACAGTTGGTGGTGCGATTGGAAAAGTTGTTGATTTTCTTAGAGGATTCAATCCTCAAGAAGATGGGTATGATCAACAAATATCAGATACAGATGCAGAGATAAAAAAAGCTCAAGAAGGTGGGGAAGAATTAAAAACAAATAATGAAACTTTAAATAAAGAGAGAGATAAAGTACAAGAAGAGTCTGATAAGTTAAGGGAAAACGCTGATAAATTGGATGAAGTGAGTGGTGATGATGTCATAGGAAAACAAAATACAGAAGAGCAAGATAATGCAATACTCAATAATAATGAAAGTAATGAAAGTAACGATACTAACAATGAAGTTGATGTAGACTTGAATGAAAGGGAGATAGAAAATGGAGATACAGAAATAAATATTCAAAATAATGTTGATAATTCTTCAGGACTTTCGACCTCTAATGTTTCAAATGTCAAAGATAACAACGGTGCAAGTGTAGGTGTTGGCACAACAGCAGCAGGCCCTGTAACTTTTGATTATATTCCCGGAAGATTTGATATTGATGTATTAAATGTTGTTGAAGACAAAGATCAAACATTTTTAAAAGAACCTATTGAACCTGCAAGAGATGATAAATTAAGTGATGGAATAACTCCTAAATATCCAGAGACAAAAAGAGGAGATAGAAATTTCAAAAAAGATTTGAAAAAATATCGAAAAGATTTAAAAGCATACAATAAACAACAAAAACAATTAATAAAATTTAGTGAAAAAAATAATAATAGTTTTGAAGCGTTAAATAGTGAGGGAGGACAATTAAAATTAATTGATCAAAACGGTAGTAAAAAAGTAATTATCGTACGTAATCAAGTTGTAAATAACTTAGTACCTGTTAACTAATGGCACAAAAAGCATCATTACCATCAATATATGAAGAAATGACCATCATTAATAAAGATGGCAAAGAGGCTGCATTGCAGGGAAAAACTATTAGTTTTGATTATTATGAAAGTTTATATTCCCCTATCACAACAGCAAATTTATTATATGTTGATGCTGGTGGTTCAACACCTGATAAAAAAGAGAAACTAACGAGTGTAAAAGATGGATTACCAATTATAGGACTAGAAGATGTAAAGGTAAAAATACAAACTAAGTACGGAACTTTAGATTTTACTAAAATTCCATTCAAAGTGAACACAGCACCAGTTATTAATCAAGATCCGAATAGACAAACTGTTTTACTTAATTTAATTAATCCCCTTGAAAAAGTTAACTCTGATACTCCTATATTTGATAGGTTCGTTGGAAAGATTAGTGACACCGTGATTAAAATGTTACTACAAAAATTAGGTCTTACAGAGGATAAGATTGATGTAGAACCAACTAAGAATGATTATGGTATTGTTGGTAGAGGTAGAGGTGCTTTAAATATAATACTTGATTTGTGTCGAAGATCTGTCAAGGTAGAGGGTGATGCTGGATATTTCTTTTTTCAAACCCAAAAGAAATTAAATTTTAAATCAATTGATACGTTATTGTCACAAGACCCTGTTGAAACCTACTCTTACACAGGTGGATTAAGAGCAAATGATGATAGTAGTGATAATGATTTTAAAATTTTGACAGCACCAAAATTTATAAAAGACCAAGATGTCATGAAGGCTTTGAAAAATGGAACATATGTAAATCGTAACGTTTTCTTTGATCCAAGATCGTTTGAATACACTGAATTTACTTATAGCATTGACAAAGATGGTGTTAAAAAGACATTAGGTGGTGAAATACCACTAAAAGATGAGGTGAATAGTTTTACAAAAACAAATCATCATATCCTTGACATTGGATCATTTGATGTCAAGAGAATCACACCAAATAATGACCCAAGAGAATGGCAAGCAACCTCAACGATGAGATACAACTTACTACATTCTCAGATAATGAACATTCAAGTCCCTTGTAATGTTAATTTAAAAGCTGGAGACATCATTAAATTAGTTATTGAAACATTGTCAGAGGATAAGGAACAAGGTATAGAGGATGAGCAACAGAGTGGTAATTACCTTATATTACATCTTTGCCATCACTTTGATTCAATAAGATCATCTACATCAATGACATTAGTTCGTGATACATACGGTAAACAGAGGAAGAATCAATGATGGAAAATTTTGAAGGTTTTTTTGGTAAAGGTATAGAGTTCTGGATTGGAAAGGTAGTCAGGATTGATAAGCAAAGAAGCACTGCGTCAGGTATGAGTTGGGGTTTTAGATATAAGGTTCGTATCATGGGGACTTATTCAAATGCTGATAATATAAAAGATGAAGAGTGTCATACTGCTATGGTCATGTTAGGTGTAACTGATGGTAGTGGTGGTGGAGGTCGTGGTCGTTCAGTCAGAATAACTCAACATGATATTGTGTTTGGATTTTTTATGGCTCCCGATCAAAATTTTCCTGTTATTACAGGTGTGTTAGGTAGATCACCTAAACCAGCGAGAGTTGGTGGTAAATTTGGTATCCTCTCTGGATTTACAAATTTTCTTAAAACAGGTCTTGTTGAAAGAAATGAAACAAATCAAACTGATCAATGTCCTACACCGAAAGTAAAGGAGAAAAGCACCACAGGAACAGGTGAGGGGAAAGAAGTTCCAAAAGCACAACTTGAAAATATAGGTCAAAGTGCAGATGAGCCTGAAGTAAATGCTAGACCAAAACCTGAAGGCAATCAGGAATTTGATACCTCTGGGTTAAGTGATGATGATATAAAAGAAATTGAAACAGAGGAAAAGTCATTTTTAAATGCAAATAATGTAAATCCATCTAATTCATCAACACTTGCAGAACTAAGAGCAAAAACTGCTGAGAGAAATGCATCAGAGGGTAATAGAGTGGGTGATATTGTCGATTTGGATGATGGTGAGGCCGGTGGGTTAGAATTGTTCTAATAAATAGAAACAGAGAAATACTATTATGGTCACAGCACGTCCTAATTTATTATCAGTAGATCAAAAGAAGGTTTTCACTCAATTGATTCAAGATAATCCTATCAACTTTGAATCGACTATCAATCAATTGAAAACAGACTTTCCTAATGAACTTGGAAATGTTTTTCCTACTTCAGACTTGGAGTTGGATTCTTTTTCAGATCTTGATTTCGATAAACTGACATCTCGTGTTGAAAATTATAAACAAATTTTTAAAAGTGAAGTGTCAACAATTTCGTTGACTACTGGTGATTTGATGATCATTCCTGATCCTGATCAAAATAGATTCTTCGAGAAGGTCGATGCAGCAATGAAAAACTATTTTAAAATGGCGAGCAAGGCTCAAAATTTTAATTTAGATTTGTCAGGTGAATTGTCAAAACTAACCAAAATGGTTGGTAATTTTTCTAAATCATTTATTGGTAAGATTTCAAACTCGCTTCAAAGTAATCTCGTTGGTTTTATCAACGGGGGAATGTCAAAGTTAGCAAGTCAAATTTTTAGTGCAAACCCAATCGCTAAGATAGCACTGTCAAAGGTGACTGCTTTCCAAACTTCTTTAATCAATCCGGTTAATAAACTCTTCAAAGGACTGGAATGTTTAACATCAAAGGTTGGACAAGCAATGTCAGGTGTTATAAGTGACATGTTGACGGGTATGACTAAGAATATGCTTAATGCCCCTACTTGTGCAACCCAACAATTTATTGGAGCGTTGACAAACAAAATAGCAGATTCAATGGATTCTGTTGTTTCACCTTTACTATCACCAATTCAAGGAATACTTAGTCCAATAGGTGCTAGTTTCAATGTAAAAGATAAAATACTAGGTGGAATTAATTTTATGTCAAAGGTAGGTGGTCTATTTAAATGTGAACCACCAAAAAAACAAACATCTTCAGTCAAGTATGTTATAGATGGTCTTCTTAAAAAAGATCTTCTTCCTAAAGAGCATCAATCTTTATTGGATGGTGCGATGAACTCTGCTGCAACAACAAATTCATTATTACAAAAAGCAGAGTCTGGACTATCGAACTTTGAAAAGGCATATGGTAAGTGGTCTATATTTGGATCACCTATTGATAGTGGTGGTGCACACGAGAGTGCTTTTACAGGTGGTAACTGTGATACTGGTAATACTTTTGCATGTGGGCCTGCGACTGTAGATATTTTTGGAGGAGATGGTAATGGAGCGAAGGGTGAAGTCATACTTGGAAACTTCATGACAAAATTTGATAAGGATGATATCTATGGATCTTTCAAAAAAACTGCGAGTATAATAGGAGTAAATATAACAGATCCGGGAAGAGGTTTTACTGAGCCTCCTCTTGTTACTTTCAATGATAAATGTAATCAAGGATATGGTGCATACGGAAAGGCAATTATAGACACTAATTCTAAATCACCTACTTATGGTCAGGTAAAATCAATAGTTATACTTAGTCAGGGGGAAAACTATCCCATCGATTCCAATCCTGTCACAGTTAACGGGCAGTTCCCAGAAGTGTACATTGATGATATAATTATAGAAGATCCAGGCTCAGACTATGCAGAAACTGATACAATCACTGATGATATAAGACCCATTGTAAGGAATGGTCAAATTGTGGCAATCGAAATAATAGAGCAGTTGCCATATGATGTTTTACCTAAATTGACTGTGAAGTCTGAAACTGGATACGGAGCTGTCATTAGACCAATTGTATCAACCAATAAATCACAACCTGATCCTTTACCTGATGTGGATATTCCAACTATAGTTCAAGGAGGCAAGGTAGAAGTAGATGGATCACTTCCAATTACTAATATTACAGGCACAAGAGTTGGTACTAGGGGATCTAGAGTTGAGAGAGTATTTAAAGTTGTTCAATGTGTTGGCACATTCCCAGAAGAAACTATCAAACCCGTTACTGTCTTGAAACCAATAATTTCAGACGTACAAGAACTTGAAGATACAACACCAACTGCTGATCCTGTTTTGGAACCAGAATCAGAGGCAATGATTGAAACAGAAACTGAGACAACTCAGACAACAACTCAGTCAAGTACAACACCATCAACTCCAGCAAGCACACCACCTCCAACTCCACCTAGTTCACCACCATCAGGTGGCGGTGGCGGAGGTTATGGATATTAATTATGTCACAAGAATCAAAACAACTTGAATTATTTGGAGGAAAACTTCTATTTGAAACAGGTGCAACGGAAATTCATAATCCTGGCCCTGCTGCATATATTATGGCATCTCAAACTGATGATAAGTTAAAGTATAGTCAAAGTTTTCATGAGGGAAGTGGATTAGCGAGATTCTATGCTGATAAAACCTTACAAGTTGAATCAGGAGTTAGATCACAGTCTAATGAAAAAGGATTTATATTGCGTGTGAAAAATGGTGATACAGTTGTAAATTCTGAAAATGGAAATGTAGGTATAAGTGGTAATAAAATAACGATTGAAGCTTACGATGAACTTGTCTTACAATCACCAAAAATAAGAATAGGTTATGCTGATGGTTCAACTGATGATGTAAAGATAGTCAGTAATAAGATATTTTTAGAAGCAGGTTCTTTATGTAAATTAAGAAATAAAATATTGTATAGTAATTTATTTGCATCATTTGCAGGTGCGTATGTCAATGTTAATAAATGGTATAGCAGTCTACCCTCTGGATAATGATATTACCTATAAACAACTCAGCAGATCAACAAGGACTATATCAAGATGGTAATTCTATCTTTGATAATGTATATGTGTTAGGTGGTGTTGATGCTGTTGGTATAATTACTGCAACTAGATTTATTGGTGATGGATCACAATTAACAGGTATTGACGCATCAACAATAAAAGATGCTAATGGAAATATACAGATACAGGGAACTCTAACTGGTGCAACACACTCTGGTAGAGGAGTATTTAATGAATTAGAAGTTGAGAGTAAATTATATGATGGTGATGGAAACTTTGGATCATCAGGTCAAGTATTATCATCAGATGGAACTGATACTGCATGGGTTAACACAGGATCATTAACTGCTGGTGCTGCATCTGAAGTTGGAATTACTGCTGTAAATAGTAATTCAAATCATTTTATAACTTTTGTTGACTCATCATCTGGTAATGAGAATGTAAAGGTAGATACAAATCTTACTTACAATCCATCTACAAATGCTTTCGGTAACATAAATGTTGATGGTCTTCATGTACTAGGTAATTTAAGAATTGATGGACAATTAAAAGATGGTGATAATCTATTTGGTGGTGCTGGAACAGTGCTTACATCTGATGGAACTGACACTAAATGGGATAATGTAGGAAACTTAGCTGCAGGATCAGCAGCAAAAATATCAATTTCTGAAAACGATACTCAGACAGACGCTAGAATCTTATTTTCAAACTCACCCGGCCAAAGTGGTGGTAATTCAGTATTTTCTGATAATCAACTAACATATAATGCAAATACAAATATTCTTGGTTTTATAAATGCTTCCTTTAGTGGAAATTTAACTGGTACCAGTGGATCTTCAGTTTCTGCTACAAGCATTACTGGCACACTTCAAACAGCAGCACAAACAAATATTACCTCTGTTGGCACATTGTCTGGATTGACTGTTGGTGGAAATATTTCTCAAACTGGTTCTAGTAATTATATTTCAGTAGCAGGTGGTATTAAAGATAAGGATGGAGATTTAGGAACAGTAGATCAGGTATTGACATCAACAGGAACACAAGTTAATTGGGCAAATGTTAGTGGTTTAGCTGCTGGTACTTCAGCAAAAATAACGATAACTGAGAGTGATGCTGATACAAATTTTCGACTCACATTTTCAAATGCACCTGGCCAAACTGGTGGAAATGATTTATTATCTGATAATCAATTAACTTATAATGCTAATGATAACATATTAACTGCTGGTAACTTCAGTGGTGGAGGAGCAAATCTTACAAGTCTTAACGCAAATAATATCACTTCAGGTGATTTTGGAACTGACAGAATTGAAAATAATGCAGTCACTTTTGCTAAATTAGAAAATATTGCAACAAACACAATTTTAGGGAGAACATCATCTGGTACAGGAGATACAGAGGAACTTTCTGTAACATCAGTAAAAACACTACTTAGTTATGACACCGATGATGTATCTGAGGGTTCAAGCAATCAATACTTCACAACCGCTAGAGCTAGGGCAGCGATTAGTGCAAGTGGTGATATAACTTATGATAATAGCACAGGAGTTATATCATTTTCAGAATCATCTGATAATAATACGACTTACTTACTAAAAGCCAGAAGAGAATCAGGTGGTGGTAATGGTGGAAATGATACTGATCCATTTTTATTTTTAGATGCTTCTTCTGGAACAGATGATTCTGTACGATTAGTAGGTTCAGGTTCTGTTTCTGTAACAAGGAATAGTGATGGTCAAATCACTATATCAG